GTTCTCAGGATCGGTCATGATACGTTCATCGGTCAGCAACACCTGAGCCGCAACACGGCTCGGCGTCAAGGTCTGATCTGCCGAACGGGACATCAGTTCAGGCGTGATGTCCTCACCTTCCGCCGCCGCTTTTGTGGAAAGCGTGCCATAGACGGAACTCTTGCGCGGCTGCATCCCGGCGGCGCTCAGGCGCGTAACGGTAGGCAGTAGGAAATTGCGTTCTGTGGCGGTGAAATGCGCCGCCTCTAGCGTGTCCGGTACGAAACCACTAGGAATATCCGCGTACCGGGTCAATGATATAGTCATGAATTACCCCTCCGATGGAGGTATGACGCCGCCTTTCCCAAACGTCTGCCCGCTCGACGGGTTGCGCATTTTCGCCTTATACTCCGCCAACCATTGACTATCGCCAGTCGGGGCGCTGGCGGGATTGGTCGGGGAAGTCTTAGGCGTTTGCGGTTTGCCCGGCGTGGCTTGCGCCACCAGAAACGGGTTGTCGGTCAGTAGCCTAGCTACCGCTTCTGACAAATTGGGTATGGCGTCGTCTGCCTCTAGTTTCAAATCGGTCACGTTGAGCAGTTTGTACGCCGCCTCCAAACGGTCAGCGGGTACGCCCTGCCTGCCTGCCTCTGCCATGACCGACGAACGGAGAACGCTTTGCTTGCGGGCGGTTTCGGCTTGTGTGGCGCGATTCTGCCAATCGGCTATCTGCGCCTGTAGCTTTTCCAGTTCCGTCTTTTGCGCGTCCTCGTGTGCCTTCCACTGGTCAGCCGCTTTCTTGAGGTCGGCGTAATCGGCATACTTGGCACGTTCCCGCGTCAAGCGCTCATCGATCAGCCGGTTCAATTCGGCCTGCGTGAAAGTCTTTTCACCCGCGTCCGTTTTTTGACCGGGTTCGGCTCCCGTGGGATTTGTCGGGTTAGTCGTTTCGTCTGCCATAGCTCCTCGCTTAATCCGGCTTAACCGCGCCGTGCGTATGACTTTTGAAGTCCTTGCAAAAATTAATATTCGGGTCTATAATGGTGTTGCCTTCGCTAGGGAAATAACGCGGCACGGCGCAACTCCGAAACCGTCCGCCAGCGACTATTGTAGGGTGTACAACCTGCCATAGAACCTGACGCACGAACGAGACAACTAACAGGCCGGGGTTGAAACGCCCTCCTAGCAGGTGCTTCATGCTGCCCTCCCGTATGCCGCCGCCGCGTCTGCCCCGATAATCTTTGTCAGGCTTGCCTCATGTCGCATCTCGCCATACACCGGGTCAATATGCGTTGTGCTAAGTTGATCCAACGTAATCGCGCCGTCACGCCATGCCCGATAAGCGCTGCGTCCCATCATCTGCTGTTGTTCGCTTTCCGGCAGGTCGTTGAACCACTCAACGCCGGGCTTCACGCCGCCCGTAAAGCGCGTTAGCGGCACAGGTGCGCAGCGGCCTTGATGGTGGTCGTTTAACACTTGGTTCAGCGGGAACACCTTACCGTGTTGCACAACGCACGATATACACGTCCTACGGTCTAACGCCGCCGACCAACGCCAGCCCGATACGATGTCGCTGTTCGCCTGATAGATTTGCTGGCTTGCCCGGCGCGCGCTCCACAGCGTAACCGTCCTGACCATCCGTTCAGCGTCGGCGCGCGGCATATCGACATAGCGCCGGATGTGCCGCACAATCGCCTGTACACCCTTACCCATCGTGCTATCGGTCAATACGATGTCCGAGATGTGCTGCGCATGATACAGCCCGTATTCGGACAACGCGCCTTGAAAGGCCGGGCTATCAACGTAGTTAATGAGCGACTGCACCGTTTCGACAGACGGGCGGTTGAACGCCGTCGCTACCGTGTCCAGTTGGTCGATTGCCGCGCTGCGCCCAATGGTTGCGCCCGCCTGTTGCCCGCCGCGTGATTCACGTTCAATAACCTTGCTAAAGTCATTCAATGCGGCGCGTACCTCGTCTTGCAAGCGCAGCATGGCGGGCGAGGCGTGCAAATCGCGCGGGCTTGTCATGTCCTGTGCCGCCGCGTTTAGCGCGTCAAGGGGCTTCGCTATGCGGCGCTGCACCGTGCCATAGGCGCGCATCAGCCGCTGTGCCGCCGCCGCGTCACGCTGGACTAAATCGCGCCGAAACTGGCGCTGCCCGGCGCGGTTTTCGCGCTGTGAACGGGGCGAGGGTCTACCCATCGATAAGCCCCTTTGACCGCAAGAAATCCTCCATGCGTTTTAGCCTTTCCAGTCCGAAATTCGGAAAGGTCAAAAATATTTCACGCCCACGCGCATGATAGAATTTCAGCAAATCACCTATCGTAATGCCGCCGTCACGGTGCTTAATGACTTGCCCCATTCCCTTATTGATGTCGCCAGCTAAACCAAGTGTCATGCCAGTATTTTGCAGAGGCATATCGATAATCCTGCCGTGCAATTCACGTAGCAACGCGATGCGCTCCGATTGCAGAACGGCAATCTCAAAATCGATGTCGTGCAGCCGTTGTTGGATTTCGTCTTTAGTCATCGTTGCCGACCTGCCCACTTCACAATCCTCTCAACGTAGCGAACGGACTTGACACGACTATCGATAAGCCACTTCACATCATTGCTGGCAATCTTGATATGCGGTGGCGTGAAGTCGATAAACTGCCGTTTCATATCGGGCAGGACAACAGTCTCAACAAATGCTTCAGCGGTATCACGCCAAACTTCCGAAATAGATGTGTATTTAGTTACCATTGCCGTTCCCTCGCATCATATCCGCGCTATTCGCCTGCATACTGCGCCGCGCCGCGTCCTGCGGCGTATCGAACGGGAACGGCGTCCGTGCCATCTGGCGGTCTAGCGCCGTTTGCGCCGCGTCGCCTTCGTTCGCCATTCTTTCAGTCTCTTGCTGCCAGTCGCGGCCCAGATCGCCCGCCGCCGTTTCTTTCGATAGCACGCCCATGTCGATTTGCTGTTGTGCGATTTGCGTTTCCTCAAGGTCGGACGTTGGCAGCGGCGTTGCCCACACGATATGCGGCTTGACGTTGTAATCCATGCCGTTGAGCATCAGAAACCGCTTGCTAATCTCCGCAATGCCGCGCCCGTACTGGCGCTGTAGCTGGGCGTTCTTTGCCAGCATGTCCATAAACGCGGCCTTGATACCGAGATTGGTGATGTTCTTATACGCATCGATACCGCCGCTGATTATCGTGGTACGGGTTTGCGCAAAGAACGCCTCGCCTAGATAGCGAATGAAGTTCATCAGCGCGCTAAGGTCACTCTGCATCTCAACGTTGTAGACTTTTGCGTCCTTATCCGGGATCGCCCAAAAGTTGTCCGTGCCGCTAACCGCTGCCATCTCCTCCGCGCGCACACCCGTTGCGACGGTGCGCGGCGCGGCATGGACGCGGGTAATTGCCTTGTAATCGGACGCCGCTTTGTTAAGCGCGTTCTGCAAATCCAGCAGCTTTAGCCCGTTGCCCATCTCCGGCTTGCCGTAGTAATTGCGCGGGTCGGGTAGGTGCTGCCAATCGACAATCGGGCCGAGTTCGTAAGGCCACACAACCGGGTTTTCTGGCAGGTCAGTACGTAACACCCACTTACGCCCGTCATGGACATATTCGTAAATCGTCCATCCGGTTCTGCCGTTATCCTGATACGCCTCATTAACCACGTCTTGACGGTACTGCTTACGTCCCTGTGCATAGTGGATTTCTTGCCATAGGAGCGTATCTTTATCATCGGATGCCCAATGAGAAATAACGTTGCAGCCCGCCATCAAATACAGGTCAGGATAAAGATTGCCGTCTTTAGGCGGGTTGACCTTAAAATAAATATGCCCGGTAAGCGAACCCTCAACCGCACCGTTCAGCAGCTTCACGATACCTTCGTTGTATTCCCATACCTCATTCAGGTACGTTTCGTCGGGCGTGTCATCTTCGCTGTTAACGTCCAGTTCAATCGTTGGCATATCGGGGAACAGAAAATGCACCGTGCGGTCAACGCTCATCGATACGACGTTGATCAGCACGTTGTTGTTGATTTTGCCCTGCGCGTATTTCAGCGGTTCGGGCTGGTTGCCGTCGTAGTAGTCCCAACCCCTCGCATACAGGCTGGCGCGCGCCCGGAGTTCGGCGTCGGCGGCCTCGATCAGTTCGCGGTCAGCGCTTACGGTTGGGTCTAACAGGCGATACTCATTCGCAGGTGGCATCGTTAATCCTCAAAGAACGGGTTGCGGCCCGATGTGGCACGCCCGCGATCAACGTGCCGCACGGCGTACCGCAGCGCGTCCATCGCGTGATTGTTTTCGTCAACCGGTATTTCCTTAATCGACTTGCCGTCCATCGCTTTAGGCCATAGATAGACCGGGAACTCATCTTCGATGCTGCACGGCTTGAACTTCTCGGACAGGCTGCTATCCCGTTCTACCAACGAATCGCGCATCACGAACAAACGCGGCTTGCCGTCGCCCGCGTGTCGCAAGCGCGCCGCAACCGCCTGTATACCCGGTGAAATCTCTTTGACAGCGGCGGTTGTCAGAACGCCGTGCCGCTCCAATGTGGCGCGATCTTCCGCGTCATGGTCGGTCACGGTTGATTCAATCCGTTCGCCCTCAGACAGACGTTTGATGTCCGCTGCATGATCCTCAACCAGCCGTTGTGTGCGGTAAATCTGGCGATACACAAACATCCGTCCATCAGGGTCAAGCGCAATCCACAGGCAAACGAATGGATTGGTAAATCCGAAGTCGATAGCACGAATACGCCGCCAGTCCGCCGGGATGTCAAAGCGGTCAATCAGATGTATCGCCTCATCGTACCCGTCGTACACCTGTCCTTCTGCCGCAACCCACAGGCCGAGCCGCCCGCGCTTATAGCGGACGCCGGTCAGCGCGTCGAGGGTTGCCATCGTGCGCACGCCCTGTTCGGTAATTTCGTGCGTGTCAGGGTCGTACAACATCGGGTTATCTTCGTGCTTTGAATAAAAGACTTTTAACCGTTCCCGGCTGCGTATCCAGTGGGTCGGCGCGCCTGGGTTGCAATCGCCTAGCGCCTGGGTATACGGCGTGTTGCCCGCGCGCCCGGTTGCGCGCCCGGTCAACTTCTCCCAATCGTCAAGCGTGATTTCTTCGGCCTGATTGACGTATATCCAGTCAAACTCTGCTGACAGGAATTTATCCGGCGTATCCATGCCGCCGAGCGCCAGATGTGAGCCGTTCGGATAGTCGTACCATTCCGGCTTGCTCTTGCCGAATTTGACAACCGGACACTTCGCATGTCCCGGCGGATAAGGCAGCACTTTCTTTTCATACGTTACGACGGCGCTACCGACCAGCGACTTATACGTTTTGCGCACCATCAGCCCGCGTGAGCCGGGATACTTCGCTAACAGCGTGTGTAACTTGTGCAGCGCCGCCATCGTCTTGCCCGTTTCGTATGGCCCTGACAGAATGGCCTCCGGCCCCTTGTAGCACCAGAACTCAGCCGCCGCGCCGTAACACTTAAACCCGATGCGGCTCTTCTCGCTGGCCTGCACAATCACGTATTCAGTCACAGGTCGTTCACATCCATCTTGACGACGGCTAACGTAATCTTTTCGCCGCCGCTGGTGATGTCTTGCTTATCCGTAAACAGCGAATGGAACCTACCAACAAGCTCTAACGCCCGCAACGGATCATGCAGCTTCACCTTTGCAGTTCGGATCATGATGTCGTCATGACCTTCTTGCGGGATATACTTCTCAGTGAACTCTTGTTCCCTGATGAGATGTGACAGACCGCGCTTTTTCGCCAGCTTCACGTCTACGTTGCCATCCTTATCAGTGATGTCACCGTAATCGGCGCGGGCAATGTCAGTTAGGCGCATGATTACTTCGTCTGCGCTCATTGCCGCGTTTTTGAAGCGACGGTCTATCTCAGCACGAATCTTAGGATTACTTAGGTTATCGTGGGCAGTCACGCATAAGGTTGAATAGCTGCCCTTGTAACCCGCTTTTCGAGCCGCGCGCACACCGTTAAACCCGCAAGCAAAATAGGCGTTGATAAACGCCTCTTGCTTCCCGGTCAACGTTGCCCGCTTAGTCGCCATCGCTCACGTTCCCGATGTACGCGGCGGACGTGTGACACGCGCCGAACGGCGCATCTGGCGCTACGAAGTCGCATCCAACGTACTCGACAATCAAATCGCTGCGTCTGTCCAGTAGCTTGCTTTCAACAGTCAACAGCCGGTGCATCAATTCAGGGTCGTACTGTTCTTCGCAGGTCACGACGTAAATCCGGTTTCCCTGATAGACCACTCGCTTGACTTCTGGTATATCTTCAAAAACGGTCTCCACTGGCGCTTCTCCGGTACTTCGGTTTCCAACATAAACGGCCTTGCCGTGCGTGTATCGGTCACAGTTTCATTCGCGTAGGTGATGGTATATGGCGGCCTAGTCGTTGGCTCAACATGGATAGGCGGCAACGGCACACGCTCATCGAACAACGGTTTGAGCGCGTCGTACAAATCCCGCGCCTCTGCTAAGGTCAAGGAGATTTCTTTATCCCCGATTTTGATAACGATTTGCGTTACTTCTGCCATTCGACAAACCCTATACATTCGACTTTTCTTGCGTTTCGGGGTTGCAACCATTAAGATTGCAACCCTTCGGATTATCACGTTTAGACCGATTTGGCTATTTACTGCGGTAAACGCCAGTTTCGATCCGATAATGGCGTTTCTCGCTACCTATTTTTCAGCGTCGCAAAGTACGCCCTAATCGCCTTTAGCCGCTGATTTGCCTTATACCCGCCGAACTGTTCAGTCAGCCATTCTGCGGCGGAGCGATCATGCTTACGCGCGTTGCAATCGGCACATGCTGGTACGATGTTCTCTGGAATAGTGCCGGGACAATTGGGTGAATTGACCGGGATAAAATGGTCGCGTTCAATCCCATCCCAAAAGCTCTGCTGTTTCCCGCAATAGGCACAGCAGCCATGCCAGTAATCAACGCAGCGCTGCCAATCGGTATCGGTAAAGTCGTTGACCTGCTCCGCCATACGCGCCCGGCGAACGGCAAGCGCCTTTCGGCTATTCCGTCGCTGGTCTGCCAATTCTTTTGCGGCTTGCGCTTCTGCTATCTGGCGATACTCATCTGTTTTGGTAAATGCCAAAAGATGACCAAACAAATCGTCTGAGGTATGCTTAGGGGTAGACATGGGAACACTCATCCTGTTCTCGTGTACAGGGCTTGACGGTGCTACTAACATCGTCAACGCCCGCTTATAATATTCCCCGTAATTGTACCACAAAACCATCGTTTTGCCAGTCCCCATGCGCTTTCCCGCATTGCGCCCGGCGGCTATCGACTGCGGCGTGTCAATCATTGTTCGTTACCTTTGCCCGTCTGGAAGGAGTGTGGGCCTGCACACCCCTTCCATAGCAAGGATGTTCCAGACGGGTAACAAAGCACATGCAACTGTGCGCTACCAACGATATTGCAGCGTCCCATCCTCACGGATGAACGCCACCACGCCGAACAACGGTATGTCAACCCAACCGTGATAGCTAACCACGTCGGTTGCCGCGTAGGTTTTCGATACCGCCAACGGGCGTAGAACGATATGCAGGGCAAACCGCAGGATAGCGGCAAGCCATGACAGATGTAAGACGTTGAGCCACCAACAAAAGGTATTGAACATGCGCCGCTTTCCTTGTGCCATTAGTCCTTCTTCCATTCGATGAACCGCCACTTGGCAAACCCGCGTGACATACGCACCCGGCGTAGGTTCTCATCGGCAACCGTTTCGCCGCAGCGTCCTAAGTCATCGAAGTAGTTTTCAAGGTCGGTTAATTTGATGACAATCCAATCGTCACCATCTGGTTTCACATGGACGCGCTTTACGGTATCGTCAAGGTCATGCAAATCGACATTCACGCGCCCGCCTCCGCCCGGCCCAACTCCGCCCGCAATTCCGCCGCCGCCCGGATGTCGCGTTCGTTCAGCGGCAGCGCGCCGATAGCGACTTCGCGCACGGGCGCGGTTAGGGTGATAGCTTTGATTTCCTTGCGCAGGTCGGCAATCAGCGGCGCAATCGCGTCAGCAACGTATTTGGGCAATTCGTCCAGTTTCGCGGCGATTGCGTCAACCGTCCGCTGGATATGCGCGTGGTCGTTCATTGCCCTGTCGCCAATTTCCAACACGACCTTTGTGGTATCAACGGGCAGCGTGTCAATCACCGCCTTCGTGTCAGTGGCGACTTTGCCCGTGTATTCCACACCCGCCTGGATACTGCGCAGTTGCGCATCGGTTGCCTCCGCGCGGGCGGTCATGCGTTCGCCCGCCGCGTTCACCGCGGTCTTCATGCCCGTAATCTCACTGGCGAACCGTTCCCCGAACGTCGTAAGCGCGGCGTCCTGCCGCTGTGCCGCCGCGTTGGATGCAGCCATGACCTGTTTCATTTCAGTGGACAGGTCAAGGAACTGCTGAATCAGCGCGTTGTTTTTTTCGGACTGGGTGCGAAACTCAGTGGTGGATTTTTCGGTAAGCTGGATAAGAGTGGCCTGATTCGCACTCATCGCGTTCTGCGTTTCGGCTTGCACAATCGCTACGTTCGCCTGTTCGTGTTCCCGCTGGCGCTGATACCGCATGTAAAAGAACGCCAAAATTACCAACACAACATACGGCCCGGCGTCGGCAATGACCTGTTTTATCGCGGATAGCTGCTGCGTTAATCCGTCCAATTATTTGTCCTACGTAATCGCTTGCGCTCTATACTCCGCTGTGAGCCGTTTTCGGGGTCATCTGCCGCCGACATCGCTACGCAAACGAAAAGCCGCCTCGTGTGGGGCGGCCTGTGCGGATTAAATCCGTGAAACCTGTAATCGCTGTTGGTTGGATCGCTGCGTCCTCGCGCCCCGCACAATTGCCGCCACTCACTATCGTAAGCGGATAATTGAGGCGTGAAAAGGAGTCTCTTTGCGCCCGGTCTAACTAGACTATGACAACAAAATCCACTCCGAATCAGGGATGACCAACTCGCCATCAATTCGCAGTACCCTTTGTTCTCTGACAAGGGTATCCATGTGGCGCATAAACACACCATACGCCATTGACTGCCCGCGCGCCCGCATCACCTCACGCCATAGCCCGCGCTGCGTCGGGCTGTTGCCCTTGTGCGCTTTAGCATAGTCAACGAGGATGTCAAAGATTTCATCCCGTCGGGTTGGTTTCTTCGTCACCTGCCATGTCATCTGTGGATAATCCGTTAGTGCTGCCAGCATTGTTAGTCTCCCTTGTATGCCGCAATCGCCTGCGCTATAACTGCCTTACCCTTCTCGCCCAAACCAGGGATAGGGCGTTCACGACATTGATATGCCTCTACCGTAAAAATGCCAACTCGCCATAATGGGTACAATTGGATACGCTCCAACCCCAAACTACGCAGCGATATTTCACCACGCATAAGCGCGTCCCGTTCATCACGCAATTGAGCAATATCCGCCAATAGGTCTGCAATCACCTGATTAATGGCGTTTATGCGTTCATGCGTGGTTTCACGATGAATAATAGCCATTAATCCTCCTCAGTTCCCGGTAGATGTTGCTCACGTCGATTGGGTGTCCAGCGCAGCGCATCCCGCTCCGCCCGCAGCCGGGCGACCTCCGCCAGCAGCGCCTCTACCGCGTCCACATATTGCCATGTGTGGACAATCTTCCAGGAGCGCCGGGCGGCTTCCAAATCCGCCGCAATCCGCGCCAGCGCTTCGTCCGTCAACCGTTCGTCGCTCATCGCGCATCCTGCGCCTCCATCCATGCCCACCATGCGGCGCACACGGCCTGCGCCGCGCTTTCCGCGTCGTGCCATTCGCCCATCGCGCCCGTAATGCTACGCACGATCCGCGCCGCCGCCGTGCCGTTCCACAGAACGGTTAGCTCTATCGTGTCACCCTCCGCCAGCGGCAGCGACAGCGCCGCGTCGGTGCTGTCGAGGTAGTCAGGCACAAGCCCCCACGCTTTCGCCTCGCCCGTCGTTTCGGCATACCCGCCGTCGGGCGCGTTCAGTCGCCAGTAGCCGCGCGCCTCGTGATAGGTCACGCTGTACCCGACCCGCTCCGCCAGTACCCGGTTCGTCAAGTCTGTTGTCGTGTCGCTCATCGTCTCGCCTCCCGCGCGCCCCGTGCGCCTAGCGCCGTCCCGCCTCGATCAACTCCGGCCCTGCGAACCACTGTAGCGAACGGTGTAACCCCTGCCCATTGCGCCAATCGTCGGCAGCGGCGTGCGCTAGCCATGGATGCCGTGTGTAGGCGTGGGCATAAAGTTTGCCGTTGTGATACAAGTGAACCATCGCCCCGCTACCGGGGAACGTTTCGACCTTTGTACGCAGGTCGTCAAAGAAATGTAGGTAAACCGAGCCACTATTCGATGTGCAGTTAAACACGTCACCATCCATTCGCGCCGCGCCTAGCGCCGCCCGTTGCCGTTGTAGCCACTAAAGCTAAGGGTTTCCTTCGCTACTTTGTGGAATCCCAAACGCCCCTCGTGTATCCCGTAAAACGTTTCGATACGCTGTCCGGTTGCCGTAAACCGTGACTTGACCAGCCGCAGGTACGCCATATTCGGTGAAACGGGCGCATCCCCATTTTTGCCTTCTGGCATACCGTCCGCCTCACCCGTTTCAACCATGTGACCGGGACGCCAGATGGTCACGATGCGCGTTGCCAACTGTTCAATCCGGCTGCTACCAAACGCATCACGCGGGTTAGGCTCTTTGTTGCTCCGCTGCTTGCTATCGCGGTTCATGTGGGCAGTACACGCCACTAACTTGCCGGAACGGGCGATACCATGCAGACAGCTAATCGCCTGCGATGTGATGTCCGGCCCGATTGCGCCCGGCACAGCTATATCGTTCACGCCGTCCACAATCACCCAATCCAGCGGCTTCACCCGGTCAATCGCGCGCACCGCTTTTTCGATTTGTTCCGGCGTCGGCCTGCCGCCGTTATACCACTCAATCGGCAACGCCTCAATATACCGTGCGCAGCCTTCCAACCGCTCCCAATCCCGGTATTGGCCGAGATACAACTGTTGATAATCGACGCCGAGTTCAAAGGCAATCATACGAACCTTGTACTGGTTGACAGACATCTCGGTTGGGATTATCATTCCATAGCCTTGTTCGGCAAACTGGAGGGCGAACTGCATCATCAGCGTGCTTTTGCCGCTGCCTGTGTACCCCAACACAAGCAGCAGTTCGCTCCTATCCAGTCCGCCAATCGCCTTGTCTAAATCAGCAATCCCCGTCTTGTACCCGCGTATGTCCTGCGGATTGTCGTACCACTGTTTGAGCAGCGCGGTCACGCTCGTATCGTCGGTCACACCCTCTTTTGCCACGTTCACCCGACGGTGAACCGCGTCCTTATCCCGTTGCAGCGCCTCGTACCGTTCGGTATCCCCGTCGGCAAGCGCCCGCTGTAAATCGACTTCGATAGCGCTGGATTGCCGTTTCGCCCAGGCGCGAATGATCATGCGCATGTAGGTATAGTACCGATACGAATCGGGTTGCAATGCTCCGATGTGTGACAGCCGTTCGCGCCCGCCCGCCGCGCGCAATTTCGTACCGAGTTCGGCAACAACGGTTAGATAGTCGATTTCTTCCCCGCGCTCATAGATCGCAAGCATCGCCGTAAAGATAATCCCGTTCGGCACGCTGGCAAAGTCCGACGGTTGTAGGTAGCCTGCCACGCTGGGCAAGCGCGCCGTGTTCCAACCGTCGGTATAGCCTAAATCCCCGTCCATTACAGACGGGCGGTTTATGATGATACTGAGTAATCCCTCCTCAATATCCATTGCGCTGAACAACGGTGAATCATTGTCCATGGGTCGGCTCTCTCCATTGACCTGTCATCGGGTCGTATGTCCATTTGTTGTTATTTTCTTTGCCCGGCCTGCCCGCCAGATACCATTTACCGATCCACGTCTGGAAACGACGGTAGCGCGGTAGGCTGCAATCCTTACATTCCTTGTCATACCACACCGGGAAACCGGGCAGCGCCTTCGCAGCGTCCGCCAATTGGTCGTCCGAGAGCGGCGTCGTCTGCTTTAACCGTCCTTTCTCCTCGGCTATGATGTATCCGCGCATCCCCCATGCCTCGTGCTTACTGCTGTGCCATGCCACGTCGGGGTTAACCCCCAGGTAGTCGCACACCCATCGAAACACCGGATCGGGCGGTTTCTGTTCCTTTGCCGCTTTCGGTTTAGGCAGGTTCTTACGATTTGTAAGAGCCTTATCTTTAACAGGTTCGCTGCTTTCCTGTTTAGTGTCTGGAACAACCGCCTTCGCAGCGACTTCGGGCGCGCCTGCAACCGACGCGCCAGCGGCGGGTTGCAAAGATGTAATCTGTGTTGTAGTCAATGACTCTGTAATCATTGAAGAAGGTTCTGACATTTTTTGCCGGAACTTGGTTCCGTCATTTTTTGCCACAACCATAGTTCCGTCATTTTTTGCCACAACGGATTTTGTTCGTTCCGTCATTTTTTGACGTTTAGAACGTTTGAGTGAACGCTTATCTTCTAGCGAGATTGCTAGATGTTCCTTTGCCAGTTTTTCAAAGGTTTGCCAGTTGATACGCAAGTGGGTTGTCGGTTTCTTGCCGAACTTAAAGACGGCCTTAATCAGCAACCCGCTATCGACCATACGCTTGACGCTGGCGCGGGCGGTGCGCTCGTCAACGCGGCACTCTTCCCACCATTGATCGTAGTTTCTGGCAACCCAACGATGACCATCCCGCGAAACTTTAGTACGGGGATTGCCTTTCTTGGAAGGGGTAAACCAGTACATCAGGCGACTAAAGATAATGCCGTCGGTTAAATGTCCGGTAATGTCGATATAGAGTCTGCCTACGCCGAACCGATCATACTTCTCAGTTTGGCTGGCGAGATACCCCGCCGTCCATTCTGAATATTCGCTATGATTTTGTTGCGTTGTATCAGTAGTCATGCTACACTTAGATCGTCCCTTTCAAACCATTTGACGCTTACCTTGTAGGTAGAAAGTTGGTGTTTCGTTCATTCGCAAATGAACCTGTTTCGATAACCCGTCTCTCAAGCCTTGCCCCACGCGCCGCCAAACGTTTGTGGGGCTTTCGCTTTCCAGGGGAAACGATTAAGCCCTTACGCAGCTACCGGAGAACGCCTATGGTTGTCAAGCCATAGACAAACGGTAGCCACATAAGGGCTGAATCCGAGTATACCGCGCTCGCTGGTTCTCAACAGCTTGCACATTCTTAGGCGGGTGACAAGGCCGCCACACCGCCTAATTCTACCGCTTTGCTGCTGAGTTCGCCACGCTGTCAAGTTAGCATCCTCGTATAATCCGGTTCCCGTGCCGTTCGCGTTGCCGCGCCGGGCGCTATTCGTGTCCTGCCTTTCGATTTACAACTAATGCGCCTTAGTGCTGATTGCCTCATCCGATCCACGAAAACCCGCGCCGAATGAGCATTGTTTTTGCTGCCCGGTTGAGCGCCCAAGCCCCCTGCCGTTTTACGAACTGCTTGCAGTTGGCAAGTAATTGAGCGTGCCAGATGTCTAAATGCGTCTCATCCTTATCAGGATTTACCCACAGATCATGCCAAGCACAATCAAACGGCTGCTTGTTGTGCGCTACCCATTGGAACGCATCAGCCTCAATGATAGTTAGCCGCTCTGTCGGCATATATGGCGCAACGAGTTTTAACACATCTGGCGAGTTTTCAATGCAGGTGACGTGTTCAATGCGCGGGTTTGCCAACAGCCCCCGCACAACACATCCCAAGCCTAAACCCGTAACAAGGACGCTGCCGTGTGCCTTCATTACAAAGCCCAAGTGTGTGCGTAGCTCATGCGGCGTATCTTCCATTACGAGTTCGCCTGCCGGAACCAGATGTAGCGTAGAATCGGTTAAGCAGCGCAGATAGGTGTACACACCGGGCGGTGTATCAACCCATTCACCCTCATGGATAGTTAGGTTGCCCTTCGGCAAATGCAGCTTGTGAACATGCCACAGCCGCGCCCATCCTTCAGGGATCGCGTCGGCCCTCATAGCTGCGAGATAGGCATCTTTCATTTGTCTCATTGTTTACCTTTCGTTAGTTCTGAGTACCGTTCTACTCTTGCGCCGCCATACGTTCAGCAACCCACACCCGCAACGACTTATACTCCGCGCCATTCGCCAGCGCTTTACGGCGGTGCTTGGGGCTGAGATCGTAGTGCGGGAAGTAGCCCGTCTTGCCCCACGACTGCTGATAATGGCTCACTGATAGGCCGATACGTTCTGCCATATCGTGCAGTTCACCATGCGCCGCTTCTAGCGACACATCGGTTAGGCTGCTCCACATATGACACCAGTTGTTAAAACGTCCGCCGATTGGCATAGGATCGTCAACGTAGATCATTTACCTCACTCCTATTAGTTGCTGAGAACCGTTCTACTCTGCGCGTCTATGATACTATTCCGTTGAATCCGATTTCTTCCTGACAACGGATGCACTCGAACGCGATACCGTTTCGCCCCGATAACGGGCCTAGTGTATTCTCTTGATGGGTTATTGCCTGTCCCTCAATCCATCCCTTGCAATGATGACAGTAGTAATACTCGTGGTGTACGCCGTCATCTGTTGTTCCCCAGGCTTCCCGAATATGCCAGATGACACGGGATTGTTCAGCGATACCATGTGGTAGAGTTTCAAGCACCGGAATTGATTTATTGACATGCGGCGGTTGCCACGTCATACGCCAGGGCATTATGTCCTACCTTTCTAATCCCCGTTGAAATCCACGAGGGATGCAGCCTTACGCTTATGCACGTCCGTCCGGCGATCATAGCCGGATTGGTTGATATGACTTTCATTGTTTATCTCCTGATAGGTTCTGGAGAACCGTCATTCTGATTACCGCTAATCCTCGTCCGCCGTCCAGCCCGCCTCGCGGCAGTACCGCGCGAACGGCGGTTCGGGCGAATAGTATTTGGCCTGATCTGCCAGCGCCTCATCTTCTGTAGCGAATGGGCCTTCGCACCATGTTAGGTGCGCCTCATCGATAGGCTCTGCGAATGGCGCTTCTGTTGCCACGTACCACCAACTGTCCATCCCTCATCCCTCCCTCGTGCGGCGGCGCGCCCGTCGCGCGCCCGTCGCGCGCCGCCGTGCGTCGTGCGTTAGGCGGCCTTCTTGAGATGATCCATCCCGCCCAAACTGCGTAGTACCTGTTTGAGTAGCGCGGTGAACGCGGAGCGGTGTGCATAGCTGGCTTTAACGTTTGTGCCAACGTCCGACATTGGCGACAGTTCGATCCATTCTAGGCTGCCATCCGGCATGACCACGCGGTACTTGAAAACGTGCATGATGATCGTGACCTGATATTTCAGCCCGCCGTCAACGTCCAGTTGTTCCCAACGCACGTCGCCTAGTCCGGTCATGGCCTCAAACTTCCAGCCGATACCATGTCCACCGAACACTTCCTCGAAACGGTTGCGCACGAAGTCTGAACCGATGTCCGTTCCCTGTTTGCCACCTGCCAGCTTGATAGCCTTGTAAGCCGCCGATGGATAGGGCGTGTCAAGTTTGCTATGGATATCCGCAACCGATAGCCCGGTCATGGTTCGGATGTTGGCGACTTGCTCTACCAGTTTCAGCGTCGGGCGCTCGTTTGTAGCTGGCGCTGTAGATTGCCCGGTTTGCGGTACGGATTTGCCCGCTGTGGCGTTTGTAGCGCTAACAGGTGTCGTACTGCCCGTTTTGGAAATTTCAACGCTAGTGCCGTTTTTAGCGGCTTCCTGCGATTGCGCCATTGCCAGCGGATACAGCGGTTCGATTTCTTCTGCCAGCACTTCTAGCAGCAAATCCTCAGGCTTGTTAAAGCCCTTCAAGCTGTCCGTTCCGAACTTCTCTTTAAGAACGCGCTTGCGGATTGGTTCACGTTCTTTTGACGGTACGGCGTGGTCGTCACAAATCCGGTTGAACTTGCCAAAGAACGCCTTGCGTTTTGCATCGTCGTCACCCCAGGCAGGGTCGACAGGCTGATTGTTCTCATCGCGTTTGAAGAACTCGGTCAGTTCGTTGCCAGCTTGTTTCAGTTCGGCGGGTGTATCGCTCACAGGTGCATCCTCCGGTAGCAGTTCCATCTCACTCGCAACGTTTGTAGAGCCGGGGCGGTTGACGTTGCGTATCTTGCGCCACTTGATACGAAAGTTGACTTTGCACGAATACGACGGTTCTGGGAATTGCAGGCTGTGTTTCTCGACAAACAGGTTAATCACCGTGCTATCGTCGGGAAACTCAACTTCCAGCGCGCCCGCCTTCGTCTTGTCCAGCGGGTCAAGAAACAAGTGCCACGCTTTCACGCCCGTTGGTTTGTTGTGACCATGCACGATGCGATGTCCGGTGGACGTGCTGTAGTTGTCCACAGTTGGGCGCGGGTAGTTGCCCTCCATGCTGCGCTTCACGCCCGCGCCTAAGTTCGCGTTGTCGGTCAGCGGTAGCGTCGCCATCGTCAGCGCGCCTCGTCCGCGTGCAGGGCGGCGCGTCCGGCGGGCGTGTCCAGATAGTCGCCGTTGCGCGCGATCAACCCCTCCGCCACCAGTTCATCTGCCGCTGCCTGGAGCGTGGCAGTCAGGTTGGCATAGTTGACGCGGGTATACTGCGCCAGCGCGTCTAGCACGATGCGCCGTCGATCCGGCTCGGCAGGCGCGGTCAGGGCAGGGAGCGTGCGCCAGCATGATACGAGGTCTTTAACGCGCGCGCCGCCGTCTAGGTCGACCCACGCCCACTTGATGTTATTGGCATTAAACGCCCCGATGTGATGGATTGTGCCAATCCATGCCTGTTCCGTGTGTTCAACACGTTTGCCTACGCCGAGAAAATCATCGCCCGTCGCCCCCAACGCAATGGCGTCCCGTTCATCGGCGGCAGCCGCGAAGTGCGCTGCGTCAGCAGGGGTTAGCGCTGGCGCGGGCGCGGCGGTTGCGGCGAGGGCGGCGTATTGGCGCTGTGCTTCGGTGGCGACGGCGATCAGGTGGGAAATGTGCGCAGGCTCTTCGTCCATGAACGATGCGACGGTGATCTGATCAATCCAGCCATCCTTATACGGGCTGAAATAGTGGCGTACTGTTGCGGACGCATACGGGGTTGCGAGGTTGATGGTAATGGTCTTTTGATCGGAATTAACGAACGTGGGTTTTTCTTCCCGACGGACGTTGACCGTGATACCGTTGACCGTGACGTGGGTTTCTGATACAATGGGGTTAGTCATTGGAAACTTATCCTTTCCTGTGACATGCGCCCCGGTTGCCAGCCGGGGTTTTTATTTAGTTGGCATACTATCAGTATAAACCCTACTGCGATAGATTGCAATAGGCTTTGCAGATTTTTTACGACTTTGCTACACGATTGGCACGTTTGTACTCGCTGTGCATCCAGCGGTCTACCATTTCGCGGGTCGTGAGCCGGATACGCGCCGGGATGGGCAGCGTTTCCAGATACCCCATTTTTGCCGCGTTGTAAACGGTACGCACTTTTACGCCAGCATACTCCGCTGCTTGTTCCATCGTCAACACGTCTGTACTCACTTTCATAGCCCCCTCCATTCAATGGAGAGGGTAACACGTAAGCTGCCATGCTGTATAGTCCCTACGCCAGCCGCGCTTCTAACTCAACGATATGCTGCTCGCTTGCCGCGATCTGCGCCTCGTACACGGCAACGGCGGCGCGGCGCTGGAGATTGCTCATGTGCGATCCGATGATCGCCCGATGGACGTTGTACAGGTCGGCGGGCAGATACTTCTGAATGTGCGCCAGATCGTTTAGCTGCCCTAGCAGTTCGTTGTACGACATGGCGCGGTAATCCGCTGGCGACTTTAAGCGTATCGGCAGGTCAACGATTGCAGCCATATCACGCCTCCTCGTTGAAATCGAAGGGCGGATCGTCATACGTCCTGATGATGTGCCAAGCGCCATTGCCAATGACGGGATCGCAAAACTCACAGCGCCCATCGCTGATTTCGTGCTGGTGCAATCGTTCAAAAGCGATAGCCTGATAATTGCGGTACGGTGATCGGGTGCTACCCGACCATTGCATGTGCGAATAGGCGGAGTAGCAGTTGTCGCACACAAAGTAATATTCGGACTGATCAATCCATAGAATACGCATCGTCACACCGCCTCCCGGCACAGCGCCGCTACTGCCGCCCGCCGCGCCGCTGCGATTTCGACAGCGCGGGCGTAAGCGTCCTGCTCGGTGGCGAAACGTTCACGGCAGAAGATACAATCGCCACATTCGCCGTCGGCAAAGTAGATATTTACGCAGGCTATCCAGCCTTGCATGGCGTTGTTCTCGTCGATCAGTTCAATAGCGTCCGGTTCAAACGTCAAGTCGTTATTCATCGTCATTGCCCTTTCCGACACGCATCGGCTTTGACATGGTGGCGTTTCGCATTGATGCCTGTAAACCCGTATGACCACGAAACATCTACGTAATCGCCATTGGCAGCGAGATAGCGGAAGTTCATGTTGTCCATGAGATATTCAAAGAACACGGGCTTGCCGTTCGCATCCCGGCATAGGTCATTTGAGATGTCGATAATCATGTCGCCGTGATCAACTGTGCCTTGCGCCGTGACGTTGTAGGTAACGCTGGCAATGAGCAACAGCACCGCCGCGACAAACCATAGTTTCCAGAATGTTTCTTTGTTCATAGTCATCCTCTCAATTGGGCGAATAGCCGCGATACGACGGCAGCCCGACCACGCGCCGCGCCCGTCGATACGCGGCGCACAGGGCGCTAAACTGGTCGGCATAGGTTTCCTGCGATGTCCAGGCGGCAATCTCCGCGCCGCCGTGCGTTGCCGTGCAAGCCCGCCAGCAGCAGCCGTCGCTGGCAAACTGATACGCAAAACACTGAATACTTTCAGGAAAGATTTCATTCAGTACGGCGTGCAATTCCCGCAGCGCAAAGCCGTGTCGGGCGCGCTTACGACGCATCGTGCGCCTCGCTTGATGTGTTTGACGTTGTGTCGTAAGGCCACACGGGGGACAATTCCAGCCAATGGTCGCAGTTTTTGAGAGGCCACCAATCGCTTTGACATACATAGCAATAGTAGACATCTATTAGTTGCCCCGTTTCGCGTATACGAGCGCTATGCGGGCGCAACGCAGTCCGACAGCGCGGGCAGGCGTATGGTTTGTTCGGTTCACGCATCATGCGCCTCCTCCGGGATCGGGCGTGTGCCGAGCGAATCGCCCGTAATGGCTATAAATTCATCCATGCCGACGGGCATGTAGTCCGCTTCACAGGAATCACACCAGAACAGTTGGAACAGCCGCCCGTCCTCGTTGACGGTGTGTTCCTCAAGCTCGTGTCCGCAAGCCGGGCAATGTTCGGTCAATGCAACCTCCAATTCGCAGACATCGCATAGGTACAGTTGCCAGCGCGCCCCGCTGTCGGCGCGGTACACGCTGGTGTCCATGTCACGGGCGCAAATCGGGCAGTTCATACCCAACACAATCCACTATCGCAGCCACACGGACGGACTATGATGTAAATCGGGTTGCGCGGGCGAATGACCGCTTTCATAGGTGCATCTCGCGGCTTCCTGCGTTAGCCCAATTGCAGTATCCGCACCAGTACCCGCATGTTTCTTCCCACGTTCCATTGGGCAACTGTTTGATGTTTTCGATGTCTTCCGGTAGTTGCAAGCTGTAGAACCGCCCGCGCTTGCGACAGTCGGGGCAGCGGTCATCCTCAAGTCGGATGTCGCTGGCGTTAGGCCACTTGCGCCGGATGCGCTGAATGTCCATCCACATCCTACGATCTGTTGTATTCATGCCGCCTGCCGCCTTTCGCCGCGCCCTTCGCGCCCGTTGCGCAGGTGGGGCGGCACGACGCAACTACTCTCCGCCTTGCGCCACTCCGCCTCAATTCGCCGCGTAACGTGCAGCCATTCGCGGTACAGAAAGTCGCAGTACGCCGGGTCGGATGTGCAGCGCCGCGCTTCAGCCGTGAGCGTTGACCGCAGGAAGGTCAGGTTATCTAGGTAGTTGTAGTCCATTAGAACCATCCAATCGCTGACTTCCACCCGTTGCGCTTGTGCAGCGCCGGGCGCGCCGGGCGGCGGGAACGTTCGTCAAGGCGTTGTTTGAGGTTCGGCTTGTGTTTCATCGCTTACCCCGTTTCCGAATGGGCAGGTTAACCAGCCCGTTGGTGATGTTCTTGATGACAACCAGCTTAGGCGATACCGGGCGCTGCCAGTTGCGCAGCGCGTTACCTTGATAGACCCATCGGCGGCTCATTCGTCACTCTCCATCTGTTCTAATTCCCGGTTCAAATCGGCAATCGCGTTGCACAGCAGATTGCGTGCTTTTTCCAGCTTGTCAGCCGACTTCCGCAGTTCGTCACTCGCCCGCCAGTGGCGCACGTCGTCTCGGTGCGCCTTGACGATTTGCCCCGCATCGTGCAACATTTCGTTGGCACGGTTCAAGCTGGCGACTGTATTGCGGTTAAATGTCTCCGAGTTGGTGTTCATGATCAGCCTCCATAAGCCCGAATCAATCGCGCCATAAAGCGGTTGAATTGCCAGACTTTATCCCCACTGGCCCGCTGCATCTTGTCCAGCAGTTTCGGCACGAGCGCCGTCTTGCCGCGCCGCACCATGATCGCCAGCAGCGTGAAGAACAATTCGTCCCGGCGATCATACGCTAGGCGGGTTGCCAGGAAATCCGGCAGTTCTATGGTTTCGGTTTCGGCTATAATTTCAGTCTGCATAGTGAACCTCCATTCACTGTGAACTGACCCGGCGTTCACGCGCCGGGTTGGGCTTATCAACCCAATGGGACGGGCAATCGGCTGGTGTCCTACACACACCGAGGATTGTCGATTGCCGTTCCGTTTGCAAGTGGAGTCTCCGGTGTGGAGCGCCCCATTGGATCGGTAAACTCATATCGTCCTCACGTCCACGTACACGGGTGCGCGCATATCCCCGTTGTGACGCGGCACACGGATGAACCGTATCCCGCCCTCGCCTTCTAGCACCACGAAGTTGCCCGGTACGGCACGACAACGGCGGCGCAGCCAACTGGCGCTGCATCCCGCCCTCCGCGCCGCTATTGGCGCGGACAGGTATTCCACACCGTCGACAATCATCGGCTCCCAGCGCCGCGTCGTGCCAGTTCGCGTAAAGCGTCACTTCCCCACCTTCGCCAGTATCGCCGCGAACGCCCGCCGCTTGTTCGCCTCGTTGCGCAGGTTCGGATGTGCGGCGCGATACGCCCGCAACCAGTCGCGGTTATACGTCGGATGCGCCAATCGCCACACGCGCATCCGGGCGGCCTCACAGCTACGGCAATCGGGACGCAGCGCCCGCCGCCCCATGCGGTACGCGCTGTCAGGCAGATCACGCTGGCAGGTACGACACGTTTTCATAGCAATACCTCTTGCACGGCGGCGGCAACGTGCGCGGGCGCGTCCAGCGGCATGGGCGGCGTGTACGGGACGGCTAATCTGGACTGTGCCAACTGGACATATTCAGCCGACAAATCGCAGCCGATGTACGAGCGGCCTAGATTGCGGGCAACCAGCGCCGTCGT